GCACGATCCACGATGGGCCGACCTGACGATCGTGAACTACGACGTCCTCCACGCGTGGGTCGACGCCCTCCCTGACCTCGCCGGAGTGGTCCTCGACGAGAGCCACTACATCAAGTCCGGAGCGACTCACCGAGCGCGTGCGGCCATTCGCCTCTCTGACCGTCTCGCCCCCGACGCCGTGCGCCTCTGCCTGTCCGGCACGCCGATCGTGAACGCCCCGGGCGAGATCGTGACCCAGCTTCGATTCCTCCAGCGTATCGCCGAGTTCGGTGGAGTCGGAGCGTTCCGCCGCCGGTATGGCTCGGGCGAGAACCTCGAGGAACTCAACCGTCGACTCCGCGCCTCGTGCATGGTCCGCCGTCGGAAGATCGACGTCCTCTCGGAGCTACCGCCGAAGCGATGGGCGACCGTGACCGTCGAGGGCGATCCGAAGCTGATGCGCGACTACCGACGGGCCGAGGCCGACATCGTGTCTCACCTCGCCGAGGAGGCACGACGCGCCGCCGAGGAGTCAGGCGCGACGACCGAGGAAGCGCGCGAGGCAGCGTGGGAACGCGCGGCCCGGGTCGGGGCTGCCCAACATCTCGTCGCCATCGGAGTGCTGCGCCAGATCGCGACCCGGGCCAAGCTCGAGGCAACGACCGAGTGGGTCAATCAGTTCCTCGAGTCCGGCCGCAAGCTTGTGGTCTTCGCGCACCATCGCGAGATCGTCGACCGACTCGGCGAGCAGTTCGCCGACGGGTGCGTCATCACCGGCGAGACCACGATGACCGAGCGGCAGAGGGCAGTCGATCGGTTCCAGACCGAGGTCGACTGCCGGATCATCGTCTGCTCGCTCAAGGCCGCGGGCGTGGGGCTGACTCTCACCGCAGCGAGCGACGTTCTGTTCGTCGAGCAGGGATGGACTCCCGCGGACATGGATCAGGCCGCGGACCGCTGCCATCGGATCGGCCAGACAGACTCGGTGACCGCATGGACTGTCCTATGCGCCGGGACCATCGACGAACGCATCGCCGGGCTGATCGCCCAGAAGCGGCTCGTGGTAGACGCCGCTACCGACGGGACCGGCTCGGTCCTCGGCGACCTGCTCGTGGAGATGGCCGAGGAAGGTCTCGAGGCTCTGCCCGATTAGGTATTGACAGGGGGGAGAGAACTAGGGCAAGATATGACCACAGGGGAACACGCCCCGCCTAGCTGTTACAGGAGCCAGCCATGAACACGAACCGCTACCCCGGAACCTGCGAGTGCGGGACTCATGTCTCCGCTGGGGATGGATTCTACGACGGGCAGGTTCACTGCTCAGAGATCAAGTTTGAAGCCGAGACCTACGAGTTCGACGGCGAGAAGGTTCTGATCGAGACGATGGCGTGCGAGAACTACCGCCGCCTCGCCGCCCGCCGTGATGTCCTCCAGCGCCGGTTCATGGCAGAGGTCCGTCGCGGCAAGGAAGACCTCACCTATGTCTCCCCGAACGCGAAGGCACAGGAACAGATCGACGCCCACCGTCGTCGCGAGGCCGACCCTCGGATCATCGCAGAGCGTGAAACCCAAGCTCGAAAGAACGCCGAGACGGCTCGTCAGATGGAGGTTGAGGAGGCGGTGTGGTCAGCTCAAGGTCTCGAGCGTTGCGATCGTTGCGGCGGCATCGGATCGTCGGAGGCGTGGCGCAACACGGGCCACGCTTGCTACAAGTGTGAGGGCCACGGCGCAGTCGTGAGGATGAGTGACGCTGAGTGCGCACGATGATCATCGATCTCTTCGCCGGACCCGGAGGATGGAGCGAAGGCCTGCGAATGCTCTCGCCTGAGATGCACGCGACCGAAGTCGGTCTTGAGTGGGACGAGTTAGCGTGTCTCACTCGAGCCGCCGCTGGGCATCGAACAGTTCGAACAGATATCGCCGCCTATCCGACCGAACCGTTCTCAGGCGTGGTGGGTTTGATCGCCTCGCCGCCGTGCCAAGACTTCTCAAGTGCAGGCAGGAAAGTTGGGATCACCGGCGAGCGCGGTCAACTGGTCCACGAGGTCATCCGCTGGGCGGAAGCACTTAGGCCAGAATGGGTCGCCTGCGAACAGGTGCCGGTCGTCCTCCCGATATGGAAAAGGTACGCGCAGAACTTACGAGGTCTCGGTTACTCGACGTGGGCGGGTTTGTTGAACGCCGCGGACTATGGCATCCCACAGACCCGGCGGCGGGCCTTTCTCTTGGCTTCACGGGTGCGGGACGTAATCGCTCCAGAACCGACACACGCGGAGTCACCGGCCCCAGTGTTATTCGGCAACAATCGCGCGTCGTGGGTCACGATGAGCGACGCTCTTCGTGATGAGATAAACCCTGAGAACTGGGTTATCAATACTGGATGCACCTTCGCCGAGAAGGGGAACAGGGACTCGGCGCTGATCTTTGACGGCTCGCGAGTCCCATCGTGGACCATTACCGGTCAGGTGGGGAGCCAGTGGCAGATCGCTCGAGCGGGTGACACCGGGACGAAACTAACCACGGGCGCCGCGCTGATCCTGCAATCGTTCCCGCCCGACTACCCGGTCTCGGGCAGCATGTCGCAGCAGTTCCTCCAGATCGGGAACGCGATCCCTCCTGTCCTCGCTGCTCATGTTCTGTCGGCAGTAACCGGGGTCTCATATCGACCGCGGTGACTACACTCCCCCCATGCGCCCGATCGTCGAGACCGAGACCGTCCCGGTCGGCAACCTCAAGCCCCACCCGAAGAACGCACGACGCGGCGACACCGATGCCATCGCCGCCTCACTCGCCGCTCACGGCCAGTACCGCCCGATCGTGGCAAGCCGCAGGACCGGTCACATCCTCGCGGGCAACCACACATGGCGCGCAGCGAAGAGTCTCGGCTGGCCGGAGATCGCGGTCTCATGGGTCGACGTCGACGCCGTAGGCGAGACGAGGATCATGCTGGCCGACAATCGGGCGAGCGACCTCGCGACCTACGACGACTCGGCA